GACAATCGATGCAAGCTTTGTGGTTTGCCCCTGCAGGGTTCACTCGTGGTGGCTTAAGCCAAGGCGCTGCCGGTTTACCAGTGGTTAATGTACGCGAGAGACTTACATCTAAAGATCGAGACAAGCTCTATGAAGCAAATATTAATCCTATCGCTCAGTTCCCTGCTGAAGGAATTGTGATTTTTGGTCAAAAGACCTTACAAGTTACACCATCAGCGTTAGATAGAATTAATGTAAGAAGGCTTTTGATCTTCCTTAAGAGACAAATTTCGAGAATTGCTGCAACGCTTTTGTTTGATCAAAATGTACAATCCACTTGGAATCGTTTCAAGGGGCGAGTAGGTCCGCTATTACAAGGTGTGAAAGCTGGACTAGGGTTGCAAGACTATAGGTTGATTCTGGATGAGACTACAACGACTCCAGATTTAATTGATAGAAACATCATATATGCTAAGATTTTCCTTAAGCCTACACGCGCTGTTGAATTTATCGCAATTGACTTTGTAATCACCGATTCCGGCGCAGCGTTTGAGGATTAAAAAAACATCGGACTATTTATAAATGTAGTCTTTAAGGAGAAGCAATAAATGGCATTTTGGACAGACAACACTGTTGAACCTAAACGATCTTATAGATTTATTTTTGAACTGCCCGGCACAGGCGATAATGATGTTTTGGCGAGTTACTTTGTAAAAAGTGCCTCGAAACCCAACTTTCAGATAGAAGGTGGACCATCAGTTAATTATATTCAACACACTTTTACATATCCTGGTCGCGTAAAGTGGCAGCCAATTACTGTCACTGTCATTGACCCGGCAACTCCTGATGCAGCTGCAATCCTGACTAATATTCTTGTTCAATCTGGATATACTCTGCCAAATACTGAAACTGATTCACAGAATTCAATGTCCAAATTTGAGGCTAACAATGCAATGAGAAACCCCAAGCTTCGTCAGATTGATTCTGAAGGTTCAGTTATTTCTGAGTGGGTTCTGTGGAATGCATATCTGAGTGGTGTGGATTTTGGTACGGTAAGCTACGATGAAGATAGTATTGTAAATTATACCCTTACCATAGGTTATGATTATGCTAGCTTGAATAAGACCAAACCAACCTCTCTACTCCGTAGAGACGGCTAAAGCTTTATAAAAGATGGCTCCTAGAGATACAGCTACGGGGACTGCTGTTCCCACTAGTGCTCAAGCTGGCGCCAATGCCAGCGCTGCAGCCGGTGGGAGCACTAATAGCAGTTTCTGGACAGATAACACTTTAGAACCTAAAAGAACTTATAGATGGGTAGGATATGTTAATCTTTTTTCTGGAGATGTTGATGGTTCGGGAAAAGACTTTGGTCCTAAACCCTTTTTAGTAAAATCCTTTACAAAACCTAAAATGACTTTTAATAATGAAAGGCTTATTAATAATTTTACTTCTGAAAATGAAATACTGACTAACCATTATGTTTGGGAAGATGCCACCATAGTAATGATAGATATTGAAAACGAAGGACATAATGCTTCTAGCGCTGTATACAATTGGCTTAAAAGTTTGGGCTATGAACCAGAGCAGACTATTGAAAACCTAAGTAAACTTTTTTCTTTATTGCAGGATAATAAGTTTGAAATTAAATTATCGCAAATAGATAATAGTGGTAAAACTATTGAAACATGGACCTTTATAGGACCACAACCCACAAGCATTTCTTTTGGGGATACTTTAGATTATGGTACCGATGATTTACTTTATGTAACACTAAATTTTGCTTATCTTTCAGCCAAGTATGAAAAAGACATGGGTGAAACCTAGAATCCCCTATTAAAAAAATATTTTAAGTAACATATAATTATAGATAAGCATTGGAGGAAGAATGAGAAACAATCAAGAACGTTTAGGTACGCCTACACCCACAGACAATTTACAACCAAACACCGAGGTCCCCCCACAGGCACCCACATTGGAGTTTATTGTTCCCACAGAAATTGTGGAGTTACCTTCTAAGGGTTTATTTTATGAAGAAGGACATCCCCTTCACAATCGAACCTCTGTAGAGATTAAACACATGACCACCAAAGAAGAAGATTTAATAACCAATGAAAGCCTTCTTAAAAGCGGGCTAGCTATTGATAGATTACTTCAATCAGTTTTGGTAGACCCAAAAATGAATATTAATGATATGTTAATAGGGGATAAGAATGCCTTGGTCGTAGCTTGTAGAATCTATGGCTATGGTTCTGAGTATGAAACCAAATTTAAATGCCCTGAGTGTGGAGAAACACAAAAACATGTTTTTGATCTATCAGAGATAGAAGATACAAACTTTGAAGAAAATGCTAAAGAATTTAATGCCACATTTGATTATGATAATCAAATGATATCTCTGCCGATCCCTCGTACAAAAACCAAATTAGAGTTAAAGCTTCTAAAAGTGGAAGTAACACCCACCACAAAAAAAGCCAAGAAAAAGGAAGCACAAAACTTTTCAATTTCTAAACATTATCAAAAAATAATTCACTCTGTTAATGGGAATTCTGATCGACAATACGTTAAAGCTTATATTCAATCAATGTCTGCCTTAGATAGTAGGTATATGCGAGGTGTATATTCTAAAGTTGTCCCTGGTGTGGACTTTGCATGTAGTTTTGAGTGTGATAGTTGTGGTCATGATGACGAAGTGGAGGTTCCGCTTACTGCGGACTTTTTTTGGCCTAAGTCCTAACTATATGCGCTCTCTGCATGAGCAATTCTTTTATATGAAATATTATGGGGGTTGGAGTTTGTATGAACTTTATATGCTTCCTATAGGCTTACGAAATTGGTATATGAAAAAGCTAGCTGATCATAAAGAAGAAGAAAACCAAAAAACGGAAGAAGCTAACAATAAAGGAAAAAGTTAGAGGTTAGCTTTTTTACTTCATAAAACTATTTATTTGTATGAAAGATTCCTTAATCATCGACTTAAATAAGCTCAAAGCCTTAAATGAAAGCGCACGATTAATTTCATTTGGCGCAAAAATAAAACGAATGCTTTATTATATGTTCGCCCCATCAGGAGTTACTTTTGCTAAATTTTATTTGAAAGGTAAACCCGGCGATGTACAACTTTTTGCTGCAGCGCTTGCTTCAGAAAAGAAATATATGGATGCCTTCCTCAAACATGGATTAAATGATCCCGATGTTTTAAGAAATCGTTATGCTTTAGAAAATTCTGTGAAGAAATTTGAACAGGATACTGGCATTAAATGGCCATTAAAATAGGGATTAACCCATGCCTATTGATCAATTAACTCCCGAACAACAAAAACTTCTTAATCGAGAATTAGCAACCAGCGTTAAATCAATGGAAGAGCTGAAGTCTAAGCTCGTAGCGCTTGGTTCAGCTGGCGCAGAAGCATATGATCAGCTTGAGCGGGGTTTAAAAGATGCATTAGGAACTCAAGAACAGTTTGCCACTGAATCGGAAAAGCTTCTCCTTGTTCTTCAAGACTCGTTGAAGGTTGAAGAAGGGAAGCTTCAAGCGATGAATCAACTTAATGTAGCCAAAGAAGTTCAAGCACAACTTGAAGCGACGATATTTAAACATATTGAAGATTCCGACACACTCGCAGGTGCTGCTGCAGCTGCAGCAGAAAAAAAATTGAAGCATTTAGAGGAAATGGAGGAAAAGGGAAAAAAGGAACTCGACAAGCTAGAAGCTCAAGTGGCATTGGAGACTCGAACTACTCAGGAAATAAGAGACCGAGTAAGAGTTATAGGACAAGAGAAAGAAGCAAAAGATAAAATTGTAGCTGTAGAAGAAAATATTGAAGCTTTAACGGAAAGCCGAATGGAAGATATGTTCAGTATAAAAAATGCTTCAGGCGATCTAGCTGATCTTTTAGGAGATGTTGCAGAGGAAAGCATTACCACCACCCAAGCTTTTGCAAAGATGTCTAAAACCATGACCAAAATTTTTAGTACGGCAAACTTAATAAGATTGGCGATAAACAAAATGAAAGATGCCGCCGGAGACTTCAAAAAAGATTTTCTAGCGATGGGAAGCCCGCTGGACCAGCTCACTGAAACGGCAATAAGGTTCACCAGAGAAACTGGTGGTAAACTAGAGTTTGGTGAAGAGATGCGTCAATTAAAAATTGACATGATAGATAATATTTATACTTTCGCCCAAACGGATAGAGCCTACCAAACATTATTTGCAAGTTCTCGAATGTTCGTAGACGCAACAGTGGAACAACGTGCGGCAATGACCCTTAGTGCTGCCACCATGGAAAGATTTGCAGTGGATGCTAATACTGTATCTGAGAGTTTTGAACATTTAAATAAAACCTTTGGTTCCACTCCTAAAGAAGTTACTGCAATAACTGAAGAACTGGTCAAATTTGCTCGTGAACTTAAAGTTGGACCCAATAAAATGTTAGGGGACTTTAATAAAAATATAGAGTTAGTTGCATATCATGGTAAAGAAAAGGGCGTTAAGGTTTTTAAAGAATTAGCCGTTACGGCTGCAAAAACAGGGGTGGCGATGTCCGAACTGCTTACCGTTGTTGGAAGATTTGATACTTTCGAGGGCGCCGCAGAAGCAGCCAGTTCATTAAATTTAGTTTTGGGAGGTCCCCTTTTAAATTCAACTCAGTTAATGATGGCTGATGAATCGGAAAGAATTGAAATGATTAGAAATGCCGTAAAACAAAGCGGCAAGGATTTTTCGGAATTGAGCAAGTTTGGAAAGATCATGATTGCAAAGCAATTAGGAATCGGCGTTGCTGCCACTCAAAAGCTTTTAAGTGATCAAAATATTTCTAGTATTAAAGAAGCTACGGAGGCAATTCAAGGTCAAGCAGATGCATCAGGAGAGTTAGGAGAAGCAGCAAAAGACACGCAGTCTCTTCAAGACGCACAAACTAGAGCCGCAGAAGCTCAAATAGAAGTACTGGAACACCTGGGTGAGTCCATCTTCAATATAAAAAAATGGTGGGAACAATTTAAACAGGACCACGCGGGTATTATTGTATTTTGGGAAACGTTTTCCTTCCTAATAGTAGGCGTAGCTACAGCGGCAATAGGTCTGTGGGGAGTATTCAAGATGTTCGGTGCATTAAAGGCGGTCTTCATGATGCTCGGGGCTGCTTTTGGACCAATAGGTATTGCTATGGGACTTGCCGCTGCAGCTGCTGCTCTCATCTTTATGTATTGGGATGAGATCTCGCCAAAAATAGAGGCTGTGTGGGGTTGGCTAGTCGGGATGTACGACACAGCGAAGGATTGGGTAAAAGGGATCCTCGACGCATTCGTAGGAACGTGGGATATAATAAAAGAAGGGATGTCGGATTGGTGGAAAGGTCTCAAGGAAGACTTTGCGTCATTACCGGGATTAGTCTCTGACGCCGTTGGAGAAGCACTCAAGTATCTTGGCAAGCTTTGGACAACCTTTATGAAGTTTATTAAAGGAGGAAGCTTGAAGACCGCTATTAGCCCCACGTCCATAAGCATCAAACCGCCACCGACCGGCAAAGCCTTCGGAAGCATGGTGGAGATGGGGATGAAAGGCTTGGTACCAGCAGGAGCTAATGGGTTAACCAACTTTAGTGGTGGTTTGGCAATGGTGGGTGAAAAGGGACCAGAATTAGTGGTTCTTCCACAAGGAAGCGATGTCGTTTCTAATGCAAATATGCAAAGACTCGCTCACGGCACGTATGAAGGCAATCGTTTCGCCAAACAAGCAGCTGCAGACCGCGCCCCTGATTCCACCGACAGCGAGACGTTCGCGGATTTGGCTCTGGCATATGCACAGATACCGAAGGCGCCAGCCGGTGGTAAAGAACAAACAATAAACATTACTCTTGTGTTGGATGGTGACGTCCTTGCACGGCATACTGCTAAAATAGCAAGTGAAACAATAACTGAAATGTTGGAGTTTGCCTAATGAGCACAATTACAAATGTAACCATAACAGCTCTTCATACAGATGAAACTGTAAATTTTGAGTGTGCTGAATTAAGTATTGTACAAACATTTACTCCGGAATGGTCTGAAGAAACTGCGTATGGAAAAATGGATCCTATCTCCACTTACAGTCGAACTTCTAGAACTGCAGCGTTTACTTTTATTGTACTCGGTAAGACTCTCAAGGAAGCCATACCGCTTCAAAGGAGTGTTGACACATTTATAAAAATGAATTATCCTACCTATGGGGGCACATCTACAGGGGCTTTTATCAATTCGCCTCCTTTTTTTAAAATAAACATGATACAAGATAAAGCTTATAAAGAGATGAAAGGCTATATTAATGGAGCTATAGAAATTGTTCCCGGTTCGCAAAAAAAGGCAGTGCCCTTGGTTTCTCCCGATGGATTCTTCGTAGAAAGAAGATATGACATCTCGTTTAGTCTTACCGTATTACACTCCGGTATTGTAGGGTTTGGAGGCTCAGGGGATTTTGCTGATGGAAGCGGTTTTGTTTTTCATCTTGCTCCCGAGCTTGAGGAAAAACAATCTACAGTCCAAAAAGTAGCAGCTGCTTTCGGTCTTAGTGGAAAAGATGGGATAGGTGCGATCTTAGGTGTTTATAAAGATAAGAAAAAGGAAACAGCATAATGGGATTTTCGCGATATAGGAAACAGAGGCTCATTGAGAATGCAAATCCCGAGTATAATGAAATTTTGGCACAAAGGGGTCTTTCGAGTATTACTCAATATAGCTTTTCAAGTTTTAAAGATTTAAAAATAAAAGATTTAGAAGGAATACAGCTAGATACTCATATCTGGGAGGCAAGTGATAGATTGTTCAAGTTGGCAGATAAATATTATGGTGACCCCACATATTGGTGGATTATTGCTCTTTTTAACAATAGACCTTTAGAAAGTGAGATAAAACTAGGTGAAAAAATGCTTATCCCGTTGCCGCTCGATATGATAGTAAGTGCTATGGAGATCTAACTTGCCCGATCCAAATAAAGAAAAGAATAAGAAGATTCCCATTTCAGGGGGTGATGAAACTACAAGTATTGCTTTTAATGATCAGGTATATTTATTGGATCTTTTTGCCGCTAATCCCTCTCATAACAGTTTTACAGTTAAACGCACCTCAACCCCTAGTGTTCAGCAATTGGATATTGAAATGGTTAATGATTTGGTGGCACATAAGCCACGGGGACTTTTAAAGGGATTCCTTCAGGAGCTTACCCCTGAAGACTATGCACAGCTATCCCCAGTAATGAAATTTTTTCTTGTAACTGATGATGATCGGCAAATTCCTATTCCATTTGTGACGGGCACCGATATAGAAGGTAGCACTGCTACTTCTGGCTTTTATGCTGGAAAAACAGCAGGGCTAAAATCGGTATCAATGCGTGTAGATGGAAAAACCGATTTTGTATCAGGTAGAATGTATAGGATTGAAATAATCATGGTTTTTGATTCTCTTAATACGTTTTTTAATCCCATTTCCAATGAGACTTCATTAACATGGGCTGATGTATTTCGCTCTCCAGATGTTCAACAGGCAGGCACTCGATTAAAATTTAGTATTGGATATGAAACAACTAATTCTTCTTTAATGTCAAAATATAGTTTAAGTGATTCATTTTTTACAATGTATCTGAATTTTAATTTTAGTGAGATGACCATTGGAGAAAATCTTAAAACTACTCTAAAATCAAAATTTCAAGGCTTTGAAGAGTCCGTTGCAAATAAAAGAGAAGTTTTCGATTTTCTTAAAATCGACATAGGAACCGGGATGAAGGTTCTTAAAGCCGAGATAAAAAAAATGAAAGCAGAGCAAGCAAAAGATTCAAAAGCTGCATCAACTGTGCAAAAAGCAGCTCAAGAAATGGTAGGACTTGCTAAAAAGAAACTAGAAGCTCAAATAAAGGCTCTGACAACCAATAATCCCAAAATAACCCCTGAAGAGATAGAAAAGGATCGGAATGTTACGGGTCATAGAACCGCTGTAGCTGAAGCTGAAAAGAAAAAAGCCACCACCTCGTCCGTGGGAAGCCAGGCGCACAAGGCTGCTAAAGCCAAGTTACAAGATAAAAGAGATCAGCTTAAAAGCCTAAAAAGAGATAAATTAAACACGGCATTAGGAAAAATGCTTTTTGATAGAGATATATTTAGTACAGTACAAATCTCTTCTGCCGATGTGCAACGTTATTTGATAGCACTTGAAGGAGATGATAAAGCTGCTATTAAAAACTATTTAGATCCTAATGCTAAAAACCCTAGTGTAAAAATCACCAAAGGAAAAACAACGCAAATCCCACCAACGAGCCACAAACAGACTGCGCCGGGGGGGGGGCAAATCACTAGAAACATTACAAAAAGAGCGCGAAGCCGCCCGTATCGCGTTAGAAGCAACTAAAAAGAAAGCCGCAGACGCTGCAGCCGCCACCGCCGGAGCTGCCACCGCAACCGTTGGAGCCGCAAGCGCCGCTGGGTCTGCCAAGAGCGCGGCTGAGACAGCACAGCAAACATACGATAAGAAAAATAAAGCAGTTACACAACACGTTTCTACTGCTTCTAATATAGGAGACATAGATGCTCTTAAAAAAGCCTTAAATGAATTTAAATATATTGAATTTATCACTCTGGGTGATTTGCTTTCGGCTGTGATGGAATATCTTCTAGGGCTTAATAAAGGTGCTAACAAAGAACTTGTAAAAAGACAAATAATAGGTTTAACTCAATTAGCACTAAGGCAATCGCCGGTAAAGATTCAAATCTCAGATATGTATAATATTCCCATTTCTTTAACCCAACTGCGCCATTATTTTGCAGATCAAATATTTGGCGAATTTGTAGATTCAATGACCATTTTTCAACTTTTTAATCAAATGGTAAGTACAATTCAAAAAGCCCAGAAGCGAAGAACGGTGTTAACAAAAAGTCGCGCTGTTTCAAAAAATAATTATAGCATTCAATTTATCACCTATCCGGTTGAAATTCAGGGCGGCAAGCTGATCATCAGCACTAAAGTGGAGGATTCACAAGGAGTAAAGTGCGGCGTGCTTTTCACTACGGTAAGGAACGATCCTGATTTTGAGAAGTTAAACGGAAACATGTCTGCTAATACAAGTGCTGGGGTAGCTCATTTTAATTTAGGAGGAAGCCCTACGGGGGCAATTAAAAAAATAGAAATAAGCGAAAAACAGATTTCTGGTATGAAAGAAGCACTTTATGCAGCCAATCAAGGTTCGCAAAACCGGGGAAGTGATTCCAGTGGAACTACTATTCTCCCTGCAACATTTACAACTAAGATTACTTTATGTGGTACACCTTATTTTCATATGGCTATGTTTTATTATGTGGGAACTCCTTCATTAAATATTTCGGGTGCGACCAATAAATGGCTTCACCTGGCAGGCTACTATAAAATAATAGGGATTGAACACGCTTGGTCTGCCGGTGGACAATATACCACCACCATCACGGGATATAATGAAACATCGCAAGCCACTATAGATAATCGACAAGGCACAGCTGCAAAGATAATTTCTAATCGGGCAGTAGCGAAGCTAGCTTCCACTTGGAACTTAACGACGAAAAATCAAGCCAAAAAACTTGTTGCTAGCCAGCCTAGTTCTAAGAACACTCCCAAGGCAGCTCCAACACCACCCGAGAAAAAACCTACGAAGAAAAAGAGAAAAAAGAAATAAAAAAAGATAATTAATATATGCCGAGACAATTAAAATATGAACCCTTTGGAAAAAACGGACTCCCTGCGGATTACATGTTTTTTCAAAGAAATTATTATAAAATAGATCCTGCTATCTATTCATCTCGATATGAAGCAATAGATATATGGTATGATAAGCCTCTTTTTGGAAAAATTGATACAACAGAAAAATATGTTTATCCGCTTGAAAGCCGCCTCAAGCTTCTTAAAGGTGACTTATACGCTATGAACTTTGTTGCCGATGCTTACCATGACATGGCTCAATTTGTTATCACAGCGACGAAAGCCATTAGAACATCGATGAGTTCAATCGTGGACGTTACTGATCCTACAAAAGCTTATGAAAATATAGATGAACTCTACCGTACTTATTGGGATGGGACAATAAAAGTCGTTTTTATTAATGAGTATTTAACTAAAAAAAGAAGAAACAAAATAAAAAACTTTAAAGACTTTTTAAATTATTATATTGAGTTTGCTAAAGAAAATAAAACTTTTCCCATAACTCAGGCATCTTATTTGGCTTCAAATCGGACTAGTCCAAGAATCAGTGGTTTAATTATTGAATTTGGAGATGATCCTTATGATGATGATAATTTAAAGTGGCAAAAATATTTATCAAGTGATTTTTTTCCTCAATATGCGCGTATAATGAACGGGTTTGGATTTTTTATCGATAAAAATATTCCTTGGAGAATAGTTTCAAATTTAAATTCTCACACAACAAAAGATTATATGGCTAACTATGATGTTGTAGATGCAGAGGACAATTTTATACAAAATTATCTCTTATGTGAGTATTTTAGCTTTGAAACGTTTAAAAACTATTTATGGTTTGCGTATCTGTTATTTGTAGATTTTCAGCCTACTATTCAGCTTACGTGTATTTCCAATAAAATTAATAAAACAACAATGGATTCTTCGTATAAGACTGGATTAGCCGTTCACCCGCGCCATGTGGAACTCATGAAGCGCACATATGAAGAATTTGAAACATCACCAGAATATACGGAGAGCTACTTGCTCGAAAGATATTTGCAAATAAGATTGGCAGAAGAAGATTTAAAGCTAAAAAAGAGAGAATATAGTTTTATTGTGAAAAAAATGAAAAGCACTTTAAAAGAGTTAGATGCTTACGACGCAGTTGGTTATCTAGCCCGTGCCTTATACGCACAAAAGAAAAAGAAACAAAATAGATAAAAGAGCTTGACGATAAAATAATTTAGTGATATATTACAGACACCCACATTAAACCTCTACGGAGAGTATTGATGATTTTTCAAACGTTTGATGAAAAGAAAGAGTGTTTTTTAATTTATAAGGAATCGAGGTTCCACAACCACCTTAGTAAAGACTGTACTCATACTTGGTCGTATGCCCCTTATTTACAAGATGGTGAAATTGAATATGCCAATCTTTTTATTGGGAGAGGTTCCCTAAAGGAGAGCTGCCCGGAAGCGCTGAAAGAAAAATATCAAGACGTGCAATCACAGATAAAAGCGCTTTTAAGGGCTACTGCCACAGCCGGTCTGGACATGAATAAAATTTGTATATATGAAATACTTCCGAAACACGT